CTTTGCACGACTTATCTCTCCATCAGCGCCGCTCACCTTTGTAAACATATCATTATCGCGCTCAACATTGACAAATGTGCCATCGGCAAAACCGCTCATAGGAACACCACCGATTGTAACGATAATGTCTTTTGGATCGTATGTCCTTAATGGCATTTCATTCTCCTTTGTTAAAAGTTTTTATTATCTATTGTCTATTGTCAATTTCCATATTTGTCAATCAAAGCGTTACGATTCCTTTGATTACAACCGCGTGAATCGCACCAGCAAGCCATGCCGTAAACTTGACATCGTTCAAGATCCTATTCGCTTTATCGGTTGGAGAAATATCCGAAATCGCTGGAACCTCTGTGAAAAATCCGCCGTCTTGTGCATCTTGTTCGTCGTAATGTTCAGGCGAGATACCGTTTCGATTTTGTCCGGTCTTTAGAACTTGATTTATGCGACTTTCAATTGCAACGATACCGGCAGAAGTATAAGGCACCTTCTTCTGATTGACAAGAAGAGAATAAACATTTTCGGTTATTCTCGCCTTTAACCAGTCAATGAAAATGATTATGTCAATATATTCCCCTTCACCTACTTTACCTTCGCGAGTAATATTGACACCACCGATAAGCTCGTAAACATTACAATTTTTATCTCGCGCATTTTTACTTTGAGTAGTTGACAAAGTAGAAACTGCAACCGCCGCCAATGTCTTAAACATGGCGGTATAGGAGCCGGGATCGAAAGGCAAAATTTTACCGAAAAGTGCCGACTCAATATAATCGTCGTTTGACGAACCATCCGCAGTTTGATGATAGAAAGCGAATGAGCGAACGAGAGCATTTGACTTTAGGTAATAAACGATTGTCGTCGTGTCAACTCCAACCGCTTGGTCGATTATATTTGCATCGCTACTTGCACATCCGAAAATTTTGTCATTAACTTCCGTCCAATCGGCAACATCTTTTTGATCCTGTAAAACTCTTGACGTAATAACAAGACCGTACCAGTCGTCGCTTTCAATTCTTATATCGTCAAGTGCGTCGTCCAGGCTTTCCGTACCGACCGCGCTGACAACCATTGTCATAGTTCCGGTAATTCCGGTAACATCGACTGACACGGCAAGAACTTTACCGGACACTGGGGTAATGATTATTGTATGCGAACCAGATGTATACACCGCCGTTGATACATCATCCAAGGCTTGAATCGACGCGGCTAAGTTTGTCAACGTCGTATCCTTGTCCGTGTCATACGATTCATCTATCAGTGAGCCGTTGACGGTCGCCTTGACATTACCAGCCGTATACGTGCCCGCATCGTCTGTGATGACCTTCTGGCCGATAACATGACCGACCGCAACTCTTTCCGGATGCGGATTCTGTGCGAAAGCTGCCGCACCTGCCTGATATTCAGGATTGGATGTTCCTCCGACAAGTGCATCGGCTAAACTTAACAAATCAGAAAAATATTGGACCCGTGCATTAAAATTTGCATTGGGTCCAAGAATCAACGGAGTCCCGAAGCCAACTTGACTTACGGAAACTGTTTCTCTTGTGATTGACACATTAACAATATCAGAGAGTGACATATTTTTACCTCCTGTCAATTATGGATTGATTGTGACATTTTCGACTAATATAGTTTCTGTTTCATTTTTAAAAGTTTCTTCGATTGCAACGTGCTCGATAACACCAACCTCATCAGTAATAACTTGCTCGGTACGGAATAATAAATCCATTGACGCACGCGACTCATACCGTGAGTCAAGCAGTTCCGTTAAGTCCTGAATTCCGAAGCTATCGACAAATACAATTTTACTATTTTGTAAAGCTAAATAAACGCTCGGCTTTTCAAGTGAGGATTTTAAAGTTTCTAATATCCCCATTGCAGTATCTCCGTATGCTTGACAATTAAGAGTAAATTCCCGATTACCGACAATATCGGAAGCACCGGCATTATCCGGTGATAGTATTTGGTCAACATGAATAGTAATAAGACTATTTATTTGTAAACTGATATAAGGTAATGCTGGACGAGGAGCATTTGGAAATAACCAAATTACCGTTTGTGAAGTTTGCGCGACTGCCCATGTGTAAAACGCGTCTTGTATTATCGTTATGTCAAGACTCATACTTCCTTCAATCTTGTCACTATGTAAAGGTAATGATTTATCACATTATTTTGCCATGTTGCTTCCATCGTTACTTCAAATTCTTTTCCATCAATTACCGCTTTGTCAGGATTTTCGGTATTCTCCGTTGTATTCAATTTCGCATTTGTATAGAGTTGAAATATTACGGAATTTCGTCTACCCTCCGGTAATAGTTCAATGATTTTTGATACATCCTTAAGTTGCGCTGGTTGAACGCTCGCGAGTATTACAATTTCAGCGGGTGAACCTTCAACCCATCTACCATTTGTATATACTCCTCCTGTCAATTGACGAATCGTAACAGGTTTACGGAAACTGTTCATAACTTATATCTCAACCATACTAAGCGGAACGCGGCGAATCTTTACAACATGCGTAACCGATGCGCGCATTTGTCCAGTATCAATTAAAGGATTTTGTGATCTTTTCCGTCTTATAGTTGCCAGCTTTAATGGTGGATATTTAAGTGTCGTGATCTTACGCTTTATTTTTGCGGCAAACCATAATCCTATTTTGTCAAGCGATTCCTTAACTGTTGAACGTTTGCTAAGTATTTTGTTTACTTCATTCTCTTTTATTCGGTTAAGACTTTGTAAATTCTCGTCGAAAGCGGTTGACATAAAAGGGCGCGCCGGAACTTTCACACGCGGAGCGCCGAATTCATGGACAGCGGCAATAGTCACAAGTTCGCTCATGTCAACCACGCTCGAATGTCCACTACCTCGAATTGTTCCCGCTTGCGGTTTTGCTTCATCAGGAAATCCTACTTTTGTAAAGCTGTTTCCCAATTTGCTTATTTCGTCCATCACTTTATTCCATCCGCGATCATGTAAGATAGTCTCATGCGTCAAGTGCACAATACCGCGATGAAATGATGAACGTCTTGACATCAGATACCCTCCATCAAACGAGTTCGCGCAAATAATACACATTGACGAATGAGAACGAGCAATTCCTGACCATATTCCGTACTTGACAAATCGCTCTTTTCTTTTTCAAACCCGCCAAGAGAATATGATCTTGACAAACCGCCTTCTTTCTCACCTTTCAACATACCACCTGTTCCCGAACCGCTGGTAGACGATCCACCATCACCACAGTTACGCACTTCTACGGCAAGCCAGTGCATTACTCGTAAAGCGATTGCATATTGTTTTTTATCGCCGAACGCATTTCCCGTAAGTAAAGTTGACAAAGCGATAAGATCAGCCATGCGTGTATCGCTTGAATATTGAGGTGCACGAATACCTATGATTTGTTCCGCTGTATCAATAGCCACTTGTCAATCCTTATTAATCGTTATCCTCGTCTTTGATTGCGCCAAGTTCCTCCAACTTCGCTTTCGCGGCTTTTTTGACTGTTTTCCGTCTGTCAACTTTGAGAATCTTTTTCAATTCTCCTATGTCGGCAAGTTCCTCAATCAAATCTTTTGCATCTTCGACGTTTGCTTCCATTACAGCATCAGCGATACTATCCGTATCCTGCACATCGTCAATCGAATCGACTTCGAGAATTTGAAAATCTCCTTTATCAACGTGTGCCTTGAAAGCATCATTCTTTTCGAGAAGTTTCGCTTTCATATCGTCAATCTGATTTATGGTCGGCAGAATAAAAATGCCGCCCGGAAATTTACGGACACATGTAAGATTACTGCGAACTATCATACTTCCTCCTTCGTAAAACGTGTTTTTAAAAAATAACGGGTCGGCGAATAATTCGTATTCGTCAACCCGTCTGGATTTATAACCTCAACAATTTGACAAGAGCGACTTATATACCCTCAACGATGTTGACTGAAAGCGGATAATAAATTATCACGCCACCGATTCGACCGTGCGCGTTGATAAGAAATTCAAGTCCGCGCTCCTGCGCTGGGAACTGCTCGAAAGTCTGGGGTATCTCCAACGTCAACTTGTCAGGCGACCGACGATATGCAATCATTATGGAATTCGTTGCCGGTGAACCGCCCGAAGGAGCCGGAGTCACATTTGTCAATTCGTTGACAGCCTCAAAAGTCACGCCCGGATTGACTCTCCGCAGAAATTCAAGTATTGTCGTATCGCTTACATTCGAGCGCGGCGTTGACGCAATGTAACTAAACTCCGGGATCGGCAGTAACAATGTGTCAACCATTTCAACTCCCTTTGTCAACGTCCGCACATCATTGATTGCTTCGTTTACATCTGCGATAATCTGATCTGCGGTTGCCGAACCTGCAATCCAGTTCCCTGTTGTCGGGCTTGACTTCGTGGTATTCGGATTGTAAAGAAAACCTGTGAGTCCGGCATAAGCCGCATCTACCGTACGAGCCTTCCAGCCAATATCATTGACAGTCTGCTCATAAGATTGTCGGACGGCATTTGCTTTCCTCTGCTGTAAAGGTTTACCAGCCATTTGCGCGGCGCGAATTTCCTGAATCGAATAACCATAAGAACCGCCAATTGACCGAACAGGAGAAGTGAACTCTCTCCCCTTGACATCCGAACGTGGCAGATCGTCCGCGTAGTTGGCAATTATTTTCATAACACCGACGCGGTCGTATTGCTGGTAAGTAATCTGTTCAGCACCGGAACCGGCATCGCCCGACACCGGAATAAATCGCTTCGCTGTAAATTCAGGATAAAGTATATCGTACGACCGTGCCTTGATAGTTTCCAGTTCCCGTGCAAAAAAGATGCTCTCATTTGCATCTAAGTTTTGCGATACAATTGTTTCTTTCATCAGGACTCTCCTTTGTAAAGTTTGAAAATTTTTGGTTTCATTCTCATTTGTCAATTGCAATTATCAACTATCAATAGGGGCTCCGGGATCTTATATATAATATATATATATATATATTATATATTATAAGAACACCTGAGTGTATCAAATTTTTCCGCATCTTGATTGTGGCGCTCATAGGACGCTCCTATGGTACTTTAATTTAAGGGTAGTAAAGGTATTCATGTCAAATTATCCTTTGATACAGAGCTTTAAACAGAACCGTAGGCTGCTTAGAGTATATCAGCGCAATGTGCGCTTTCGTTTATAAACCGAGATTGATAAAGAGAAAGGAGGTGATTAATGGATGAGAAAAGAGTATACAGAACTAAAACCTGGTGAGTCTCGACTATTAAAACTTTTAACAAAGGAGGATAAGATGTTTAGAAAATTTCTAAAAAGGATGCTAAAAAAAATTGTCAAGAAACGGCTTGCGGATAATGATTTACAAAAAGTAATTGTCCGGAAGATCAATAAAAAAGTTGATCTTCCGGCTCTTGACGAAAAAGCAGAAGCGGAGCTTTTTAATCAACTTTATGATGCTTTACAAGAGGCGTTACTGGAAGTTGTCGATTTGATATGAAAGTACATAATTGGGGTAGTTGTGTTCAATTTTTCGCGCCAAGAAATTAAATATTATAGCCTGGCGCAAGAGAGGAAATTATGAAAAAATTTACAATACATACCCCAAACTGTCCAGACGATTGTACCTATGGTTGGACTGTTGATAGTTTAATGTCTGAGTTTGAGATTGATAAAAAAGATATAGACAAACTTAATATTGATGATAGTTTTGAAATTAATTGTGATCTTACTTTGTGTAGAGATGAATAAGAGCGCCAGGAGAACACTATGGAAAGGCGCGAAAAACAAAACACAACACAGAAAGGTTAAAAGGGTGAATGAAGTGGACGCACTTGTCTATAATGTGCCAGCAATTGGTAGCTGTAGGCCGTGTACGGAAAGTTGCGAGTTCGAGTCTCGTCATTATAGCCATTCACCCCTTCAACCGTTTCTGGAACGTTGGTGTAAATAAATTTTTCTTTTTATATAAGGAGGTGCGGCGATGGCTATTTACAGTATTTCTTATGGTAGTATGACAGCACATTATGGGCCGTCTATCATTGAGGCTGATTCAGAAGACGAAGCTCGAAATAAATTTGGTAATGGTGCGTTTTCTCAGCGTGAAAGGTGTTTGATTTCTGCAAGAAAAATATCAACAAGAGAAATGGCATCAGCATTACGTGAGCAAAATCGCCGCACTGAAGATTAAGGTGGGGTGGAATGCCGCACAGGATAATAAGGAAGAAAAATTTTCATCCACCAACAAAAAAAGTATGAAATGCCTTTGTGAGTACGTGTTCTTTTATTAAAAAGGATAATCCTAATTGTCCAGTACACTACGATGCGTAGCGGCACAGCGTACATTTTTCGAACGTTGTAAGAAATAAACCGCGCTTGAATTTATAGTTCGGCGCAAACGAAAGGAATATATTATGAAGGTGACAAGGAGATATAATCAGTTGCGTCGTGATTTATCTATTGATCTTGAGTGTGAGTCTTGTAGGGCAAAGGATACTCGTTCGAGTGCATACGACGATAGAAACTATTGGGATAATGTAGTTCCTAACTTTAAGTGCCCAAAGTGTGGTAAATCATCAAACGATATTGGCACAGAAACCGAGTTAATGCAGACAAGGTATAGTGAGTACGAGGTTGTATAAATTGCGCCGAAAGGAAAATAGGACGCGCGGTTTACATCTCACAACAGCCAAAGGTTGCAATTGACAACTGCAACCCATTTGGCGCACGTTGACAAACGATAAAGGAGAAAAAGTATATCATTGAAAGGAGAAGTTGACGAATGATAAATAAAGTCAAGCGTATGACCGAAGCTTCTTTCTTAGCGACCGGCGATTTTGCGTATGTTCCTGAAAAGTTAAAGAAATTCTGTATGTCAATTGATTCGATACATCTTGACAAAAGGAATCCACGTAAGAATGACGAAGCAGTAGGTCGGTTGGCGGACTTGATAAAGGAACATGGATTCAGAAAGCCGATAGTGATTGACCAATACGGAGAAATCAGAGCGGGGAACACCGCATACAAAGCGGCGTGCTTACTGGGTATGAAATACATACCTACGGCTCAATCACACTTCGAGAACTCGTCCGTATCGACGGCTTATACAATCAGCGATAATAAATCGTCTGAATGGTCTGAATGGGACAAGGACATTTTATCGCGCTTGCTTGTATCTGAAAATCTTATCGATTCGCTGGAAAAGACCGGTATGACAAATAAGGAAATGGACGACCTTGATATTTTCGGTACACGAGAGAAAGTTAAGACTATCCTCAAATTTGACAAAGGAGAATTTAAAGATGGTGATATTGTCGAGATTGACAAGCGGCATAGAGTCGGATGCGGCGACGCGGCGGACATTGACTTTATGAAGAAAATAATAGGCGACGACTTGATTGAAATTGGATTCACTTCTCCGCCATATAATATGGGTGGAACTCCAAGACAACATAATAAACGTATGAAAAAAGTTTATGGTAATAATATTGATCGGATGAAAAGTAATGTTTATCATGACTTGCTTGTCAGTCATGTACAGAATTCCTTACAATTTTGTCAATATGTATTTGTTAATGTGCAAATGTTGGCACAAAATAAAATTTCACTAATTGACGTTTTGCATACACTTCAAATAAATCTTGCGGATATTATAATTTGGTGTAAAGATATAGAGCAACCCGCGATATATGAAAATGTATTGAATTCAGATTTTGAATTTGTCTTAATATTTTCTAAACAAGGGAAAAGAGTTGTCGGTTGTAAACCATTCAGAGGAACACTCAATAATGTAATAACATTTAAAAGAGTACACACAAATAAATACAGTGAATACCATGCCGCAACTTTTTCGGAGGAGTTTGCGAAGCATTTTGTTTTGAACTTTACAAATAGAGGAGCATTTGTTTTGGACGCGTTCGCTGGAACGGGAACAACAATGATCGCTTGCGAGAGATTGAAACGCCGGGGGATTATGATTGACAACGATCCGGGTATGTGCAACTTAATGGTAGAAAGATACTGTAAAGAATTTACGAACGCGGAAGTCAGGAAATATTGAAAGTGCTATAAAAATGCACTATCCGGGAGTACACACAGAGACATTGATACAGATAAAATTTTTAGTATATATATATAAATATATATTTATATATATATACTAACTGTTTGTCCTATGTCCTTGAAGTGTATTATAGGAAGGGTGTAGAAAGCGATTGGCAAGTAAGTGCATGTGTGTGTACTTTCGGATAGTGCAAAAATATAGCATTTTATTTGTGCATGATATATATTTAAAATGAACGTTTACGAAGGAGGTTGATATATGATAGACACAAAACGAAATATTTGTGAGGAATGTGAGCATGTTTCCGAATTACCGGAATGTATGCCTTGGGAGGATGATGAAATAATATGGG